AAGGTCAAGCCACGTTTTGCCTTCTTGTTCATCTGTCTTCTTCTCCATTTCAAGCAACTGCTTATAGGTATCAGGGTAAAGATGAGCAAGGCGCACTAGCGCACGATCTCTTGCCCTTCTGTAGTTACGTTGGCGTACTGCTTGGTTTGCAGCACCACGCAATCTCTTATTCTCCGCCTCCATTATTTGTCTTGTCCTCCCATACGATTAGAACATAGGCTACCAACATCACGACAATAAGTCCTAATACTAGGGTCATTGTGCACCTGCCAATACTGCATAGACAATCTTTGTGATGTCAATGGGTTCAATTATCAACCGCGCATCCTCTTCCCCTGCTTCCCAGCAGGAGACTAACAAGCGTGAGTTGAGTGGTGATTGGCGTAGCCATTGGACTGCGCTATGCGGATCCTCTCCGCCCCATACTGCATTGCCTTCCTCTGTTGCTATCTCATAGAAGTTTACCAGTTTATTCTTTGGGTGAAACCCTACAACATTATCCTCAGTCATCGCTTCCTCCTTCGTTGAATGTATCTACCATAGACAGGGCGTAGGTCATACGCATTAGGTTCATCCCTGCCTCCTTCTCTAAGTCTTCATCTTGTATCTGTATTAGCGCAAGGTCACGGCATAAGTTTGCCTTTGCACGCCAGTAGTCTACCGTAGGCTCAGACATCACTAACCTCCGTCAGTTCATAGAAGTACTCCGCCTTGTTTTCATCTCCGCGTAACTGCTTTAATCTTGCACGCTTATCTACGGCAAAGGCACGAGCCTCTGCCTCTGTTGTGAACTCATCTGTAGTTCTGTAGATTACCTTTGATATCGTCACCTCAAACACCTTCATCTTCTACACCTTCCTTTACTAGATCGTTGATCGTCTTGTCCACCTTGTCTGTTGGTAGTTCGATCCTAGATAGTGCCTCACCTAACGCTGTGCGCCAGTTCGTGCCCTCACCTGCTGCGATTAGATCAGGCTTTGTACCTGAAAAATCCCATAGTTCTACCTCGTATCGCTTGTTGTCAGGTATAACAACTACCGTGAATACAAACTGCGCCGTCTTCTCCTGCTCACTCATCTATTCTGCCTCCTTTGGGCAATCGTTGTACGGGTTCTCTGGTCCTTCGTTGTCCTCACACATACACCAATTGAACCGTTCAACCTGTGTTGCGTGTGTTAGTTGCGCCAACTCAGCCCAACTAATCCCTTCTCCCTCTTCACAAGAGATACAGGTGTCCGACTTATGTGCAAGGTAGTTGAACTCTCGTTCACAGTTCTTGCAATCAGTCGCTAAGTACTTCTCTTCAGTTGTCATCATCCCCTCCTTCTCCTTTGTGCATCATCTTCTCCATCCAATATGCCACGGTGACAATTGGTAATCCATATACTAACAGCAAGCCCCACAGAACTATTGCATCATCCATTGTTGTCTTCTCCTCCTTCTAACACTTCAATCCTGTCAATTATGAGGTCTAACAGGATGCAATAATCGGCGGGGTTATCGAAGATAGGGTTAGCCCTCACTCTCCAATACTCTTCTCTCAATACTTCTAACTCTCTGTTCACGCTTCGCCCTCCCCCTCTAGGCTTTCCTCAACTTCTGTCAAGGCTTCCCCAAATAAATCTGAATAGTAGAGGTAAAGATCAAGGCTCATAAGGTCATAGATACCTTGTCCCTGTTGTCCGCCTAATTCCGCGCTTCCTCTGTCGTTGTACTCGCTAGGCATCTCCTGCCATTCTTCCACAATGCGGTTGTAATAGACGGGTAAATAGCCGTCCACATACTCGCCCGCCCTGTCGCGGATGTCTTCCAAATCCTGACCATTTGCCAAATCGGTGCGAATTTCTTCCACCATCTGTTCAACTATTGTCATTGCAAGCCCCTTCCTGAGCCTAAGGCGGGGCGGTGTTGCCCCTTACCTTGTGCCCCCGTGAGGTTGTGAACCTCTAGCCTATAGCGCGGGGGCGGTCTTGCTTATGCTTTACAATTATGTTCTAATTCGCAAGCACATTCCCAATACCCGCAAACATAGTTACAATTCTCGCAAGTGGCAACATAACCGCCAAACAAGCCGTATCCTGCTTTCATACCCTTAGGCATTTGCGGATTTTCGCAACAATAGACTTCTGTTGTTTCCATTACTTTCCCCATTCCTTTAATTTAAGAGGTGAGACATATCGGGATACCATACGGCGTCTGTTTTTTGTATCTACAAAACGATAGATACAGACATCACCGCTAACTGACACACTCCTCACTATCCACATTGCCTTGCCATTAAATGTTACCTTGTCGCCTATTGTCATCACTTCCCCTCCTCAATCCACATCCACGCATAACGCTTCTCTTGTGTCCATTCATCTAGTACCCATTGGGCTTCTTGTGCCGTCGCGTAATCCTCCTTAGAAGAGAATCGGGCGTAACTCTTAGCCGTCTTAGGATTCTCAAATGAGCCGTGAACTGTATACTTAGGCATCATTCAGCCCCGCATTCCTTATCGCCATCTCAGCCTCTTCTCTTGTCTCAGCGTATCCAAATAGGTCACGGTGTCCTATCTTGTACTGATAGCGGTATGCCATCCATCCATCAAGCCCTGTTGCCTCGATTGTGTAGGTCATCACTCTTCCTCCTCTTCAAAGCATCCTGAGCACATAACAAGCCCTGAATCCTGATGCAACATTGTATCTGTTGAGAATTCATTACAAGCATCGCATTCTATAACTTCTTTGCCGTCCCATATCGCCCGCCCGAAGTTGCCCGAATCTGCCTCTAAAAACCCTGCCTCGATTAGTTCATAGATAACACCATCGAATTGTGAGAAGGTGCCCTCCTTCTGCTTGATCGTCTCGGCTAGTTTGGTCATTGTGTCCAAATTCAACTCGCGGATGTCCATTACTTCACCCCGCAAGCATCTAGGAATCGGTCACGGTTGAATCGGGGATTATCTGCTTGTAGCGCGTCTGCTAAATTAAGGGCTATGTCTATCCCTATTGTCTCTTCGAGTACAACTATCTTCCCGAAGTTTGCAAATACTTCTGCAATTAACTGATAGTCTTTCCTTGTCATTCTTGTATCTCCTCTAGGGCTAATTCAAACCGTTTGGCTTGATAAGAGAAATGTATGCGGTTGTCTACCGTATGTCAAGCCCAAACAAGGGTTATTTGGTAACAGTTTGATAACGATTAGCAGGGGATTTGCTGGGCTATTCCTGAGAATGCAACGGGTAAATGGTTGAACTTTCAACTACTTTCAATCCTTGTTTGTTACTGATGAGTAACTTAGCGGGATGAAACAAGGTATACAGATTGTGTTTATATGTCTAAGGTTATGGTAAAGGTTTATTATTGGACAGATTAGTTTGATATGTAGACCCGCCGAAAGGAGAGCCCGCCCCTCTACTTTACATAATAACTTATCCACAGGTCAGACCAGTTATCCACAGGGGGTAGGGGTTATCCACAGGCTGTGGAAAACGGACGCGGGGGTGTTAAACCTGACGGCGTATACATACATACTCCCCAAAAAAAAATATACGCTAAAGTGAGATCCCGTAAAATGTCCTAGTTTGTACACATATTTCTAGTGACCTTGGTCACAAAACGTAAATAAAATCTACCGTAGACGGGAAATCGGTTATTTTTTCTGCCTTATATATAGTAGGGAGTAAAACGAACCAGTACTAGTTTTACGACCGATACTCGCTACGTTGGCACTACGCGAGTCCCCCTAGGACGAGCACCAACTTACCCCTCGCTGCGCTTTCGGCTTGCTCGGGCGTCAAGCCCGACTGTGCGGTGCACGGCACCGCTTTTAGTGGGGATAGTTCTATCTCCAGTATAGAGATCCTTCCCCTCCAGTATAAATAAAAATTTTTTTCGCGCCTTCGGCGCTTTATTAGAGGAGACCAGATGTCCGAGAAGTCCAGTGACATCGCTAAGCGTCTGATCCTTTCAGGTGTAGCAGAAGGTCTTACCATCGAGGCAGCAACCGCTGCATCTGGTAAATCCTATAAGACCTACGAGTACTACCGTAGGTCCGATAAGGTCTTTGCTGACAAGATGGACCGAACACGCCTTGGTCTTAAAGATAAGAACTTTGCCTCATCCGATGTCCACGACATAGACTTTGCAGAGTTCCGCCAGCGATACCTACACTCTCGTACCTTTGCCCACCAGCAGAACCTGATAGATGTAATCGAGGGTAGAGAACCTGGTTGGCTACATCCCAGTATGAAGTTTGAAAAGGGACTGGCTAATAACCGAATCCTTTTGAACATCCCGCCAAACCACGCCAAGTCTATGACGGTAACCGTGGACTACGTTACCTGGCAGGTGTGTCAGAACCCTAACTTTCGTGTGCTGATTGTCTCTCAGACTCAGCAACTAGCAGCCGACTTTCTCTACGCCATCAAGCAACGCCTGACTCATCCTAATTATGAAGCACTCCAACAGGCTTACGCTGCTGGCGTAGGGTTTAACTCTAAGACCGCTTCGTGGCAAGCAACCCGTGTGACCTTTGGTGATGAACTCCGTGAGTCATCTGAAAAGGACCCGAACATTGAAGCCGTTGGTATCGGTGGTCAGATCTACGGTAAGCGTGCAGATATGATTATCGTAGATGACGCGGTGACATTAAAGAACGCTAACGAGTTCGAAAAGCAAATCCGCTGGTTAACCCAGGATGTGCGCTCTCGTCTTAACCCTACTGGTAAGTTAATCATTATCGGTACCCGTGTTTCTGCAATTGATCTCTACAAGGAACTGCGCTCAGAAGACCGCTACCCTGGAGGTCTAGTACCCTGGACATATCTTGCTATGCCAGCGCTATTGACAACAGATGAGAACCCTGACAAGTGGGAGACTCTCTGGCCTGCCAGTGATGCTCCATTTGATGGACAGACAGAATCAGATTTAGATAAAGACGGACTATACCCTAGATGGAATGGTCGCAACCTTTACAACGAACGACAAGCAATGGATGCATCTACCTGGGCACTGGTTTACCAGCAACAGGATATATCAGATGATGCAATCTTTGATCCAGTATGTGTGCGAGGTTCTATAGATGGTATGCGTAAAGCAGGTCGCTTGGTTCCTGGTCACCCTGGTCACCCACGCGACCTTAGCGGCTTCTCTGTTATTTGTGGTCTTGATCCCGCTATGGTTGGTGATACAGCCGTCGTTTGTTATGCTATTGATCGGGTTAGTCATAAACGCTACATTGTTGATGCTATTAAAATTACTAGGCCAACACCTGCTGCAATCCGCCAACTGATCTTTGACTGGACTGGACTATACCAACCTAGCGAGTGGATTGTGGAGAAGAATGCATTCCAATCATTCCTTACGCAAGATGAGGGAATCCGTCAGAACTTGGCCTCTCGGGGAGTGTTACTGCGGGAACACCATACTGGCAGTAACAAATGGGACTCAGGATTCGGCGTTGCATCAATGTCAACTTTGTTCGGGACCAAGCAGTTCGATGGCAAGCACCACAGAGACAACCTTATTCACTTACCTTCTGACCAAACTGAAAACGTTAAGGCGCTCATAGAGCAACTCATTACCTGGTCGCCTACTACTAAAGGCAAGACCGATATGGTGATGGCACTGTGGTTCTGCGAGATCCGCGCACGCGAGATGCTCAACCAAGGTATGCACAAGACACACCATATGAAAAACCCTTTCCTGTCTCGTAGTGAGATAGGCAAACGAACAGTTATCAACATAGATGAACTGCTCGCAGAAAAAGATCGTACGTTCATCTAACAAGGAGATA